TCGCTACCGCCGATTATGGCAATAGTTGGGCGGCCGTTCGTTACCGCCACGTTTTTGCCTAATACTTTTGCGGCCATGTTCATTAGCGAACGTTGCGCGTCAAGGTTGCCCGGGCCGAGCGTGATTAGTCGAACCGGGAACGACATTTTTACAATATTATAATTCCATGCGACAAACGTTGGCGCCTCAATGAGCGCACACGGCGGAACAATGTTCCTAGGGTCCGTTACCGCGGTTAGCCCGGTTACGGCGTTAAGGGTTGCCGCTAAATCGTCTAGCGCCTCGTTAAAAAGGTCCGTATAATTTACTGGCATGGTTAGGCGATTTGTGGGCGGTCGATACCCAACAGCTGTTTAATCATGGGGCTTAGGCCGACGGATCCGCCGGCTACCATGCCGTCAAACGACGCAAAATCCGATACCGAGCCACGTTGGCGGTAAAGGAAACCGCCGTAGGCGATTGTTCCGAGAGTGACCGCGCCGCTAGGGCTTGTGCTGAGGCTGTCTACGTAGCCGGCCTCGCGTCGGCGGTTATAACAAAAAGCGTTGGCAGCGGACGCGCATTGGGTAAGAAACGTGGCGTCCAATGCTGACGCAACGCCGATACCTAGCCAATCCTCAATTTGGGTTGCTGTAACCCACGTACACGCGGTTGCGGCATAGGTGAGGGTTCCGCTAGCGGCGGTTCGTTCTACGTCGGATCCGCTAACCGCAAATAACACTTGGTTAGCGATAGGAATTAGCGGGTCGTACGTTAAATCGCCTTGGTCGTCTACACCGGTAAACAAATATTGCGGCAGCGCATACACCGTAAAGGTGCCGTTAAAAGGCGCCCCGACGCCGGCGACCGTAAAGCTGTCGCCGACGTTTAACGGGTCCGCGTTAGTTAATAGCTCGACTACCGCGTAGTTGTCTACTAACTGTTTGTGGGTGATTTGTGCTACCGCCATGGCGGATAACCCGCCTTTCGGTTAAGCGTTGACGAGCTTTACAAACTTGGTTGCGTCAGCCATGAAAGCGGCAGCGTAACCGCGCCACGAAATGGTGCGGCCCAAGATTGACGGAACGTCGACGCTAATAGCGCCCTTTTGCTGTTCGTAGAATTCGAACCCGGCAGCCGGTCCGGCAGCGTGTCCGACAACGCCCGAAAGGGTGCCGGTGGTGGTTCCGCCGGCCATGTTCTTATCGACGACAAGGACGAGGCCCAACGGGTTTCCATTCCACGACGTAGCCGACGAGGAACCAAACGCATTTTGTCCGGCGAGGCCCGGGGCGCCCAAAAACGGGAAAACCGGTCGGCCGGTCGTGTCGACCAACATTCCCAATTTGGCCCAAGTCACGGGCGACACAAAGTAGTGCGTTGGCAGATAGTTAGAGCCGTTGGAAATCTGATAAGCGGCACCGTAGATAGCGCCGATAACAGCCTCGGGGTCGGTCAAGTCGGTAACGGTTTCCGTCTGAGAAACGCCGCTAACCATGGTGTCCACGGCGTAGTTGTCCGTGGCCTGTCCGTAGGCGATTGCGAGCTGATTAAGCACAATGTTGAGCGACGCCGGATCCGACCAGTCCAAATCTTGTTCGGACATGGTTACGTACGTTCCAAAAGTGCGCTTGGTTACGTCGTTGTTTGCGACGGTGACGGTTGACGGGTCGAGCGTGTTCAGCTGACCGGTCGGCTGTTCGGTAACAACCGGACGAACCGTAATTTTTGGACGACGGAACGTGGATCCGGAACCCGGCATGGCGCGAACACCGATAGCCGACACAAAAGGACGAATAGGGTCAAGTCCGTCGTACGGGCTGCCCACAATGCTTTCGGGCAAGATACCCGGCGTGTCCGAGGTAGTGATGTCGGGCGCGGCTGCCTTAATGCGCTCATTCATGATTGCCCAACGCGAACCGCCGTCCACCATTGCGGCGATATATTCCGCCGGACTTGGCAGCTTAAAGCTACGTGGCTGTGCGTACACCGGCGCGATAGCGGCGGCTTCGATAACGGCGGGGGTTTCTACTGGCTGTTCCATTTCGTGGTCCTTTTCCTGTGGGTCCTCTTGCTCATTATTACCTAAAACGTCCTCGGTTTGTGGGATAGTCGCGGCGACCTTTTCGACAACCGCGGATTTAAACGCACCGTACGGCACTAACGACAATTCTTCCCACACGGCCGATTTAACAACCATGGTTCCGTCCGTTTCGTATGCGAAATCGACCGGCACAACGCCAACCGAAACCGCGTCCAAAACGCCGTCGGAAGCCAAAACCAACGCTTCGTTACCCTCGGTCGTATCCGAAATTTTGGCCTCAAACATGACGGAATTACCGACAAGCTCGCGGGCCGTAACGACGCCTACCGGGCGGGCGCTGTCGTGGTAAAGATACATTTTTGGTTTCTTGCCCTCTAACGGCAACGAGCCGGCCTCAAACCGGACCTTTTGACCGTCGGACACGGTGGCGGTTTCGCCGTAGGTGAGGGCGACGCCCGCCAACGTCCGGCGCGGCAGCTCACCGGGCGCGGCGGCGTCTAGGGTCAATTCTTGCGGCGTTAAACGCAACATAATTTAGGCTCTACTTTCTTGCGTGTTTTCTTCGTACATTACGTCGGTTTCCTCGGGCATAAGTGTTTCCCCGAGATAGCTCTCAAAATCAAACTTTACGTACGTTCCGCGGGGTAACACGTTGTCGCTCGACAGCGTTTCCGCAATACAATCCGCGTAAATCTTCGCACCAAAAATTAGCAAATCCATACGCGCCTGCTCGCTTGACTGGTAGCTATATGCCCCGGTCGAAACGCCAACAAGATACGGCGGGATATTTGCTAGGCGCGCCATTTCGAGCGCCTGATAGTTGGCGGCTTCGATAAGTAGCATTTTGTCCGGGGTCGCGTTGTTTGGTACGACCTCGACAAATTCGTTTACGGCGGCCGTCGAATTGGTGAGGCGCGCATTATCAAACGAGGCGGCCATATCGGCTAGCTCTTGCCCGGACATGGGTTCGCCGCCGACTTGACGCAACGTTACGGCCGGTTGGGTTGCTTGTGCGTTACGCAACCGGGCGCGCTCTAAACGCAACGCGGTTTCTACGGCTTGGGGGCTTGTGTAGTTGAGGCCCTGAATAGGTGAAATAAATTGGATTACGTCCTCGTGTCGGATTGGCAGCCCGTTAAACAAAATTTGTTTGGACGGTGCGTAAAAAATTGGGCCGGCCTGATCCAACGTAGTAACCATTGCCGACGGAAGCCGGGTAAACGACGAGGGGAAGCCGTCGCTAGTGCGCTCGACAACGTAAAGGAAACCTCGTTGCGTAAAAAAAATGTCGTCAAATAACCATGCGAATAGTGTTGAGTTTGGAACAGATTTGTCGAGGCGGCGCAACCATGAGCGCGGCGCCTCGGGTACCTCTTCCATTTCTTCGCCGTTCCACATTTCTTTAAACATTTTGAGCGGCATACACGCGATAACCGACGCCAACAAATCACGGCTACGCGAAATCGCCGGGACCGACATAGCTTTTTGTCTCGCGGTGCCGTCCACATAGGCGTAATAATTCTGAATTTGGCTAGCGCCCGCGTTACTACCCGCGGCAGCTTTAACGGTGCGCGCCGGTTCCGGGTTTCGTCCAAACAATGGCATACGCCAAGTGTGCCACATAAAACGGCGGTTTGGTGGCACTAGCCGCCCCGCACTTATCCCCGACAGATAGGCCGACGGCTAGCGCCTCATTTACCTTAGCGGTTTGACGACACAACGACGGGCTTACCCACTAGTTGCGGTTTGCTTGCGAGCGCCGCCGCCCAAACCATACAACGAGCAGCTTCGATAGGTCCGGGCGACCGTTGCGACGACAACGCAACGCTTCCTTGGTGCTTCACTAAAACGGCTCGTTCACAATGCTCGACTAGCAACAGCTCGCCGTTGTGGCAAATCCGGTTTTCTATAACCATTGCTTTTACCGCGGCCGTCCACTTTAAAAGCTCTTTATAGCCGACGATTGTTCGCCTATGTTCGTGTTGCGGCGGGTAATGGATTTCTAGGCTTGGCGTTATTGCTATGCGTAGCCCGGGGTTGGCGTCGATTGTGTCGCCCATTTTCGCCCATAATTCGGCCATGGTTGCGGCGGTAAACGCCACCGTTACGTGCGTTTTGCGACCGTTAGCAACAGCTCTAACCGCTACGTACCGGGTGTCGTCCAATGACGCCTCGATAGCGAGGACGCCGCCGGCGGGTGCCGGGTCGTCGGTTTGTAACGCGGCAAACACGCCCGGTTCTAACCATGCCGTCGTACTGGCTTGCCATAGGTTTACCGACGAGCGCAAAAAGGCGGCCCGGTTAGGTGCTTGAGCTTCCGCCTTAATTACCCGCATTTCCAACGTATGCCCTAACGCCGGGTTCGCATAAACCCAAGCGGCCGGATCCATTGGGTCCAACGAGCTAGGCGGCGAATACTCAGCGAAATACAACGCGGTTTGTTGCCCGCTATCTATTGCCCGTAGCCCTTGGTCACGCCACCGCAACATTGCGCGGCTATCTTGCGTACCGGCTGTCGAGGTCATTAACAGCATTGGGTTTTTACGTGCGCGTTGCGACGGTAGCAAACCCTCGTCTATGGCGGCCTCGGAAATATCCCAAACTTCGTCGGCAATAATCAAATCGCACGAATAACCGTGACCGGCCGACGGGGTAGCCGCCCGAATATGCCAAACGGATCCGTCGGGCATAGTGAGTTTTTGCCGGCCGTAGGACCACGACACAACCGCACCAAACCGGTCCGCCAAAATCGGGGCAAGATACGTAAACAGCGCCGTAGCCAAATCGAGCTTGTGGGCCGTCGTAATGACCGTTTGAGGCTTGCCCCGGTACTTTCCTTGGGTCGCAAGGAACCAACCCAACAGCGCGGCATTAAGCGTCGTTTTCCCGTTCTGTCGAGCAACGGACACAAGGCCAACACGATGTAACCAATCCCCGTTTGCGTCAAATGCCGTGATACCGCGCAACACGTGAAGCTGCCACGGCATTAGCTCGACGCCCAACACGTGTAAAGAGAAATCCGCTATGTCTTCGGACCAATCCCCAAAACCACTATGGGTGGTTGTTTCCAATCGAGGACGGTTCCGGCCGGTTCCCGCCGGTTCTCGCCAATCCGCGCCGGTTATGGCTAATTCCGTTTCGGATATAGGAAATACAGCT